AGTTTGCCCGTGACCTAGAGGATGCTAAGGCTGATGCCAAAAATAAGTCCACCATCTCCCTTGGAGTGGCAAAGGATGAGATTTCCTTTTCCCAGTTCTCAGAGGTATTTTTGGGGCAGAAAGTCTTTGACCACCATCAGGATTGGATTGACCTACTAGAGGGGGAAGAACCCTCTTGGCTCCACGACTCTATGATTTACGAGCCTGGCGACCAGAACCGCCTATTGGTTAACGTACCACCTGAGCATGCTAAATCTACCGTGGTAACTGTTAACTACTCAACTTACCGTATCGCCCTCAATCCGAATGTGCGTATCATTGTGGTCAGTAAGACCCTTAACAAAGCGCGAGAGTTCGTGTATGCGATTAAGCAAAGATTGTCCCACCCACGCTGGCTGAAGTTACAAACAGCCTATGGCCCAGAGGGCGGTTGGAAACAAGATGCTGATACCTGGAAGGTAGACACTGTTTACCTTGGGGGCGATGCGAGAGATTCATCCGAGAAAGACCCGACTATCCAAGCACTTGGTATGGGCGGTCAGATTTATGGCGCACGTGCAGACCTGATTATCTTGGATGACTGTATTACAACCGCTAACGCCCATGAGTGGGACAAGCAAATTAACTGGTTACAAAAAGAAGTTATTACCCGTTTGGGTAAGAACGGCAAGTTGCTGATTGTAGGGACACGAATTGCGGCGAATGATTTCTATAAAGAACTTCGTAATCCGAAGCATTGGTCTAATGGTAAGTGCCCATTTACTTACATGGCTATGCCTGCGGTATTGGAGTATGGGAAAGACCCAGAAGAATGGGTAACTCTTTGGCCTAAGTCCGACCATCCGTGGGACGGAGACGAGGACATTGAAGCCGATGAGCACGGGCTATTTCCTAAATGGGATGGGCCGTCATTATTTAAACGCCGTGGCGAAGTAACTCCTAGTACGTGGGCTTTGGTTTATCAGCAGGAGGATGTCGAAGAAGATTCCATCTTCCCACCCGCACTGGTTCAGGCTTGTATCAAAGGTATGCGTAGGCGAGGTCCGTTAAAACCAGGCGCGGTGGGACATCCGACACAGGTTGAAGGTTATACAGTTGTTGGATTTGACCCTGCTATGGGCAGAGGACATGCTGCATTTGTAGCAATGACTTATAACCGACTCGATGGAAAGATGTATGTGCTGGACTGTGAGAACATGTCTGAGCCAACACCACAAAAGATTCGTGCGATGATTGAAGAGTTTACAATCAAGTATCGCCCTAACGAGTTCCGTGTTGAGATTAACGCACACCAGAAAGCCTATGAACTAGATACAGATTTGCGCGAATGGCTGTCACAGTATGGCTGTAGTTTAAAGCCACACTTTACTGCAAAGAACAAATGGGATACCGCTCACGGTGTTGCATCTATGTCAACGATGCTAGGCACTATGCATGATGGAGTATTCCAGAAGAACAACACAATTGAGTTTCCCTCATCCGATGGTTCAGAGGGAGTCAAAGCATTAGTACAACAACTCATTACTTGGAAGCCTGAAACCAAAGGTAAGACTGACTGCGTGATGGCTATGTGGTTTGCATTTTTGCGACTGCGTGAGTTGATGCAACAAAGCACAGTTATCTCACGATACTCAGAAAATCGTTGGGCTACCCGTGCACAACTATCAAGACGCGGAACTGTAAACCTAGACCTTGCACTGCAACAACAGTGGCAAGAACAATACGGATAAGGAAATAAAATGGCAAAGCAAGTACCAGTAACATCTGTTACGCCAGCATCTAAAGTTAAAGCCGTATCAAAGGCACAACAGGCGCGTACTCGTAAGTTGGTAGGTGCTATTGCATCTGTTACTCCAGTAGGTCGTGTTGCTAGAAGCGCTGCTACTGCAGCAAAGGCTATTAAAGCAGAAGCAACAATGGCTAAGGCTGGATGGAATACTGCTGCTAAAGCAAATTATCGAGCACAAGTTAAACGTGAAGCAAATCCAGGTATGCCTACCAAAGCAAATGCAGGCATGGCTACCGCACAAGGTGCAAAACAATTATATCAATTAAGGGCAACTGCATCAGCAGATAAAACAGCACAGATTGCTAAGAACTCTGTAAAGACTAAGCCTGCACGTAAACCAGTTGGTAATCCACCTAATGATATGAAGGCAATAGAGAGTCAAATTTCTAGCATTTCACGTGGTGGAGTTGGTCGTTCTTTGGGTAAGGCACGTGATACTCGTGTTGCTAATTCAAAAAAACCTACAGCAGGTACGCCAGTAAAATCAGTTCGTGAACCCGCTCGTACACCAAAATCTGACCGTTCGCCTTTTACTTACGATACAGTTAGAATTAATTCAGGAGTAAAGTCAAAGAGTGCTGACCAAGCACGCAGCAATGCAACAAAGAAATCTTCAAAACTTGTAAAGCCAGTCGCAGCAAAAGTACCAGCACGTAAACCAACACCCAATCCAGCAAATCCTCCTAGAGGAACTGTAAGAATTAACAGTGGAAGCAAGCGACCAGCAGTACTACGTAAGAGTGCAGCAGCACTAAAGAAGAAGTAAGGAGTAAAGATGCCAGTACCATTGATAGCCACTGGAGTGGCATCACTTATTGCTCGTGCCGCTGTATCTACTGCTGCTAAAAAAGCACTAACAAATGCTGCAGCAAAAGGATTAACTAAGCGTCAAGTTGCTGAATTAGTTGTACGCAATGAAGCCCGTGCTGCTAAAAAGTTAGCAGACAAAGGAATTAAAGTAGGCGCTAAGCGTTATGAATACAGAGGCACTGGATACTCTGACCCTAAACTGGATAAGGCTTGGGCTGCATCAAAGGGTGAAGGTTCTGTTGAAGCAATGGCAAAGCGTATGCTTGCAGAAAATCCTGAAAAGGTAGCAAGGGTTGCAGCCGAGAAGGCCAAAGTTGTTATGTCTCGAAACCGAGCACAGACAGTAGCAAGAGTTGCAAAGAAAAAAGAATTAACTAATACCGCTACAAAGCGTGTGCGTAAGAACGATGCTACTAAAACACAAACTCGTCAAGGCTCTGCCGAAGAAGCGGCTAAGGTCGCAGCGCGAGTACGACCACCTGCTGGTTATAGTGGTGCAAAAGTAATTAAGCCAATTAGACGTGTTATTAAAGAAGTAGATACAAGCGCTAAGGTTACAAAGCCAGGAGTTAAAAGAACTGCTGAAGAATTAAAAGAAATTAAGAAAGCAGCAAAGCAGCGTAGAATTGCTGCTAACGCTAGAGGAAAAATTACTGGCAAAGATTCTGTAACTAAGCCACCTGCCAAGACTACAAGAACTGAATTAAAAGAACGTCCACGTACCGAAGCAGAAATGCGTTTAAAGCGTGTTGCACAAGAAGAAAAAATACGTATTGAAAAACTTCGTCAAGCGGGAAAGAAAGAATCTAGGGGTCGTGCAGAACGTCAGCGCGATGTAGATGACCAAGAAGTTCCACAAGGTCAAACAATCCGTGGTAAGTTTTATCCAGAAAGTACTGTTGGTATTCCAGCACGTTCTACACGTACTGGCAATACAATCATAGAACGTTCTCCAAAAATTAGAGAAGATTTACCACCAAAAGATGAACTTACTGCAATTAAGAAAGCATTTGCTGAATTAAGTAAAGAAGAAAAAGCATTAATGCGAGAAGCAGATGCTCGTGGTATTCAAGGAATTATTCGTGAAAAGATTGTTCAGGGTTCTAACAAAAAACCTGCTGGTCCTAAAGATGCACCAGTTCGTAAGCGTTTAACTCCAGATGAAAGACTAGCAATTTTAAAAAGACAAGTACGAGCAAAGCGTAAGCAAAACGATACAATTGAACAACGTATTGCCGCTGCTCGGAAGAAACTTACACCAGCACAAAGAAAAGCGATTGCAGAAGCCGTTGCACGAGCAAAAAGGAATAGTAGATAATGCTAACTGATAAGCAGATTTTTGCACGTGTTGCGTCTCTTCGAGACCGCAGCCGTGACCGTGATGGCCGTCATCAGGATGTACTACTAGTCCGTCAAGGTCAGATTTCTAGTGTTTATCCTGATTTCTTTCCAGAAGGTGTAGAGGCTAACGTAGTTGCCAACTTTGTTGACATTGTAGCCCGTGACTTATCTGAAGTTATGGCTCCACTACCAGCAGTTAACTGCTCAGTAGTTAGCCAAGTAAAAGACCGTGCTCGTAAAGCAGCAGACAACCGTACTCGCATTGCTGCTAACTATCTTTACAACTCTGAGTTGCAAGTACAGATGTACACAGGCGCTGACTGGTACATTACATTTGGGTTTGTTCCGTTCATTATTGAACTGGACACTGAAGCAAAGTTGCCGCGTATTCGCGTAGAAAGTCCTGTCGGGGCGTATCCTGAGTTTGACCGCTACGGACGCTGCGTTGCTTTTGCTAAGCGTTATGCTATGCCACTGGCTGAATTGGTTTCCCAGTTCCCAGAGTATACAGACGCTTTACTTGGTCGTGATGGTTATGACCAAGACATGAATGCTAGATTCGACATTGTTCGTTACTACGACCAGTATCAATCTATCATCTACGTTCCAGACCGCCAGAACTTAGTTATCTCCCGTGCCAAGAATCCTATTGGCAAGATGATGGTTGTAGTCGCAAAGCGACCAACCGTTGATGGTGAGATGCGTGGACAGTTTGATGATGTTCTCGGTATTCAGTTGCTTCGCAATCGTTTTGCATTACTTGCAATGGAAGCAACAGAGAAGGCCGTTCAGTCACCACTTATTGTTCCTGACGATGTGAACGAGTTCCAATTCGGTGGTGACGGAGTTATCCGCACTAAGAACCCAGCAGGTGTTCGCCGAGTTGAACTACCAGTATCTGGCTCATTGTTTAATGAGCAAGCAGTTCTACAGAATGAATTGCGTACTGGAACACGCTATCCAGAATCACGTACTGGTAATGTTGATGCTTCAATCATTACTGGTCAAGGTGTTCAAGCCCTTATGGGTGGATTTGATACACAGGTTAAGTCAGCGCAGGCTATCTTTGCATCTGCACTTAAGTCTGTAATCTCACTATGCTTTGAAGTAGACGAAAAAATCTTTAACGAAACAAAGTCTATTCGTGGTATTGATTCTGGTTCACCTTATGCAATTGACTATCTACCATCAAAGGACATTAAGGGAGACTACTCTGCTGATGTTCGTTATGGAATGTTGGCTGGTCTAAATCCAGCGCAAGGACTTATCTTTATGTTGCAGGCTCTTGGCGGTAAGTTAATCTCTAAGGACCTAGCACAACGTGAATTGCCATTCGGAGTTAACGTAACTCAGGAGCAGGAAAAGATTGAAGTAGAGGAAATGCGCAATGCGCTTATCTCGTCTTTGAATGCTTCAGCACAGGCTATTCCACAACTTATTGCTAATGGCGGAGACCCAACTACAATTGTTAAAAAGATTGCAGAAGTTATCCGTATGCGCCAGAAGGGCACTCAGATTGAGGACGCAATCAATGATGTGTTCGCTCCAGAATTACCACCTGCTGGGGAAGCATCTATGGTTGAGCAACCGTCCCCTGCTCCCGCCGCTCCTCCAGCAGGTGGCGCTCAACCTCCGCAAGGATTACAAAGTTTACTTTCTAGCCTAACAATGGGCGGAACAGCCAACGCTTCGGCACGAACCGTAACTCAAAGATAACTAGGTAGGGGACAATGACAACACTTGCTGCTTATCAAGGTGATGGCTGGTCTGTAATCGGTTGCGATTCTAGAGCATCTGATGAAGGTGGTCGTCCTATGACGATTGCTACACATAAGATTATTGAAAACAACGGATACCTCATTGCAGGTTCTGGTGCTAGCCGTGGTTCTAACATTTTGCAGTTTGGGTGGAAACCACCTAAGCCAACTAAATTAGAAGACTTAGATTTGTTTATGACGCAAAAGTTTATCCCCGCTATGCGCAAAACATTTATTGATGCAGGTTATGACATGAAAGAAGACGGGGATGCTGCAGCGCAAGATTCAGATTTTATTATCAGCATTCACGGAGTCCTTTATCCTGTATTTCAAGATTATTCTTGGGACCGTGATATTCGTGGTATCTATTATGGGGGCAATGGTGGCGATGTTGCTTTGGGAGTTATGGAGGCTTTACATATTGATAAAGCGAAAACTCCAGAGCAAGCGGAAAAAATAATCCGTAGAGCCATAGAGATTGCATGTGTGTGGGATATTTATACCAGCCCACCAATTATAACAAAGATTCAGTACGCAAAATGAGTGAGAGATTCAGGGAGAAAATAGAGCAAGCACTAAAAGTTCTAATAGAGGAAGACCCTGATGGGGCTAACTACATCTGCGCTAACTGGCTAATAATTACAGAATGGGCAGACTATGATGGAACTCGGTACTTGCATACGGAAGTGTCAGAAGCAATGACACCTTGGAATGCCGAAGGCATGATGCGTCTGGCTAAGGAATACAATAAAGATTCCTTTGGCCAACCAGAAGAAGTTGAAGATGAATTGGAAGACGAAGGAGATGAATAATGGGAACAAAAGGACAACAGGGTGGCTATCAAGCGCCGTCTAACCCAGCACCAGTTTCAGGCCCTGGCGCTCTTTCTCAGCGCACTGACGGGGGGCCAACACAAGGCGCTAAGTACATCTCAGGACTCCCATACGGACAGGGACAAGAAACCTACTCAAACCAAGTAGCAGCGCCTATGGCTGGTGATTCATACGACACTGACATGCCAGTAGAACTTATGGCTCCAACAATGCGTAAGACAGAACCAATTTCCTCTGGTATTGACATTGGTGATGGACCAGGAAGTTCATCATTAAAACTTCCTAACCAAGAGC